GGACAGTTTCAATAACAAAAGTAAAACTAGAGCCTAGATTATTTAATTGATTTGGATCATCGTCGCTGCCTGGTGCAGTAGCAACAATACTTGGTAAAGTAAATTTACCATCTGCATCATTACAAAGTAATATTTTTCCTGCATGAGCATCAACGGTTAAAGTAGTATCAGCAGTCAAACTAACGACACTAGCATTACCTGATGAAATAAAACCAGATAAGGATCTAACTGGTCCTGAAAAAGTTGATTTAGCCATAATTTCTCCTAACTAAATATGTTGCCCCATCTTTGGAGTAAGTCTGCCGAGCCAGTTGGTGCAACGATTAATCTCGGTTTAATTGATTGTAAGTTAAATATTAGAAAAAAGAAAGGGAGCCGAAGCTCCCTTTACAGTAGAGGAGTTATCTCTAGGTTAGGCCCCTTGAGATCCAAATACGCATCTGTAGTTAGAGAAACCAAAAGAATATCTTTCTCTAGCTTTGTAGCGCATATTTCCAGTATCAAAGTCGCCTTCCAATGAAGTTGTCATTGGAGCTCTTTGAAAATGCTTGAAACCATCTGGACAATCAGTCTTAATGAAGAAAGCATCAGTATCTGTCAAGTAGTGGTTAACCACATATCCTTGAGGTAGCATACCTTGATTTCTTATTGAGTTGATGTCGTTGTCAGATGTTCCAACTCTTCCAGGAGTGCTCATAAGTCTATCAGCGACAAATTGCAAAGCAGGCGGGATAATCAATTTTTGCCCTTGCAAAGCAATAGTTAAATTTCTGTCGTCAACAAAAGTTGAGATAGATATAAGTGCATCTTCCAAAGAAGTTTCATTTAGATCAGTAAATGATGAAGGTCTATTACTTAGTGTTCCACCACCACCCAAAGGATGGTCAGTAGCAATAAGTGATTTACCATCTCCACCTAAGAAACTAGATGAAAACGCATTATTAAGAACTGAAGCAGCTTTTATTTGCTTCGTGTTCGCCATAGATCTAGCCAAGGCTTTTGTGTACCTTGAGCCAAGTCTATCATATAAGTTATCCTCGACTGCCTCTTCAGTTAAAGAGAAAGCAAGTGATACGGTTTCGTGTGTGTAACGAGATGTATAACCCTCAGTTGAGTTATCAAATGATACACCTGCACCTTCAGCTTTTGTCGGTGCGCTACCGAAACCAACGATCATCACTTCTTCCTCAAACGCTCTGTCTGAAGTTTCAGTATCGAAAATTTCTTCGTGCTCAGAATCGTAACGGTTGTACTCCATGCCAAAGAGGGCATTTAATCCTGGTTCCAATTCTTTCGCTAATTGAGCTCTATTAATTGCCATGATTTATACCTCTTACGCTAAGCCAGCGCCTTTTACGCCCATTATATGATTTTGAATTACTACAAGCACATTAGTGTTCGCTGAAGCAACATCTGAATTATCAGGATCTTCTGATATATCAATTGCTTTCAACGGCAACGTAGTAGCTGTAGCCCCTGTGGTGACGTCTAATTCTGCGCCTGATTGTCCAGTAATAGTACTTCCACTATTGGTGTAAACAATATCAAAGTTACCGAACAAGTCAGCAACTGAGAAAGTATCATCAGCTTGGATTTCATACACAACATCAGGATCGTCAATTACAAAAGCGATAATGTCTGAAGCATTGGTGCTCGCTGGATAGTGAGCGCTAAAGACTTGTTCGCTTGTTGTAGGATCGGTGTATTGACACCCTTGAAAAACTCCAACTATAGGAACGGTGCCGCCATCAGCGTGGATTTCTATACCCCCACCAGTAACTTGCATGACCATATCTCCTGTGAAGATACTGGTTCCATAGTTTGCAGCGATTCTATATCTGTTTGTTCCACCAGATAAAGGAGCACCACTTAGTTTTTTAACAGGTTTCATACCGAATGAAGCATCTTTATTTGCCATTTTTATTACCTATATTGTTAAAAATATTTTTAAGTAGAAAAAGATTAAGATCTTTCACCACCACCAAAAGTAACGCTTGAACTTCTCTTAGGATTTAAAATCGGAGAAGATGGGTCAGATTCCTTCATCAAATCATTATCAATTGCTTCTTGTTGCATTTGGGCGCGGTTAGAAAAATAAGCGTTTCTTTCTTCGCGTATCTCATTTGGAATCTTTGCCAAAAGCAGTCCACCCACAGCAATAACACCTGCGTGCTTACCATCGTCCATAGTCGGAAGCTCAAAGTCTCCAATCTCTTCTCTGCGTACAAGTTCAAAACCTTCACGCAATCTAGACATTACATTCTTTTTATCTTCTTGACCAACGATTTCAGCCCTAATCCACCTATAAGTATAACCTTCAGGGGCTGGTGGTGTTTCTAACATTGATGGGGGACGCCATCTTTTGCGAGTCTCACTATCGGCTCGTGTGTTTGCAGAACGAGGAGTTCTGTTGTTTGAATCTGTTTTTTCTACCATTTTTCTATTGCCTCTTATATCTTGCGTACTCTTCAAGTGGTACGTTTAATTTTTTAGCCATTTGAACCTCAGAAGGCGTTAAACGAACTTGTCTTTTACCGCCACCCTTAGATTCTGCTCTGTTAGCTGATGCAACTTTTTGTGTCGCATTTTTTTGTGTTCTTTGTCCATAAATTTCTTTTTGAACTCTTTTATCTAACTCTGAATAATAATTTTGTGGATTAAAATCAGGGTGAGTATTTTCATTAGACATCAATTCCAAATGAATGTCCATAGCTTTTTCTGTTTCTGCATTTGCTGGAACATACCCTGTAGGCCCATCGTGACCGTATTTTCTAAGTTCATCTTGATTGGTGGTGTATCTTAACTGCCAAAAATCTTGTTTAGAAATCCAATCTTGAGCTTCTTGTGATGGAGCTGGAGGTTGAATTTGGTTTGCAAATACTTGATTAAATTGATCATCTAAGTTCACAGGTTCTTGATTAGATACATTATTTTTTGCTTCTTTAAGCTTGTTTTCTTCACTAGATATTCTAGTTAATATATCTAAGGCTTTAGTTTGTTTTGCAGTATCGCCATCTGCGATAGCTTCTTCTAAAGCTTTTTGAGTTTGTGCTCTTTGTGATTCAAGTTTTGATTCAGCCTCTGATAAATAATTTTTTTCATAAACTGAAGAATTTTGTTGTAATGCTTCGTATTTATTTTTTAAATCTTTCGCATAGTTGTAAGCGTATTCTTGGCCTCTTTCAGCTTCACGCCATTTTTTTGTTAAATCATTTATTCTTTTTTGAACGCCCTTAGAATAATCTTCTAACTCTTCTTTCGATTCTGCACTTGTTTCCTCAACTGGATCTTCAGTAGTTTCTTCAACTACTTCTATCTCCTCTTTTTCTTCTACAGAATCTTCTTGTGGAGCATCTAGATCAATAATCTGATCTTCTGCTTCTGTATTTTCTACTTTATTTTCTTCTTGCATAATTACCTTATGTTACAGCGTGACAATATCATCTGGATCTGCGATCGTAGCGATAACCTCGTCATCGTTAATAATACGGCACTCAGCGTTATCGCCTAACTTAAAACGTGCGCCTGCGTACCTCCCTATCAAAACCCATTGTTTTTCTTGACACCAAGGTTCTGAACCAAATTTTGATGTATCGGTATAACAAAGTGGACCCATTTTTACTACATAAGCCACTACAGAAGCTAGAGCTTCTCGATCTACCGTATCTTTAACTAATTGAATACCACCTTTACTAACACCTTTGCCTTTATATGGCAATATCAATATTCTCCAGCCAGTAGGACTTGGCATACGATCTAGTAAGGATTGTTTGAGTAAGGTTGGGTCTAAAACCCTTTCATCAGCTTTTACAAAAGCTTCTTCGACTTCGGATTTTTCTTTGTTCTTTTCTTCAGCAATATGGTCAGGAACTATTACTTTCTTCATCTTGCATTATTTTTCCTAGCAGCTCTCTATATGTACTTTCTACGTCAACCAGAGAACTGTAGCGTCCACGTAGATACTGGTACTGATCAAAATCTTTTACACCAGCTAGCATAGTGTCAGTAATATCTTCCTTTTTTTGTTTTAATTCTTTAAAAAATTTATTACTGATCCACTCTACTGACATTAATAAATACCAGAGAATTTGCCACCAAATTCAGCAGCGCCCATACCTCTAGCTTTACCTTTACCCATACCTGGTTTTGGATTAGTATCAGCTGAAAAAGCACCTTCTTCAGTTTTAAAAGATACGGAA